TTCGCATTAAGGATATTATTAAATTCAATCGTATTAAAGTTAAACATGATATAGAATTAAAGAAATTGGCAAATAAGAGAGAATTGGATTTTTTGAAATTAACAGTTGAATCAACTAAAAATAAATTTATATATGAAAATCAAAAAAATAATATTTCAGATTGTGAAAAAAATAATAATAATTCATGTTTTTAATTTGAATAAGCTAAACCTCCCATACCTGAAAGTATGCGTAAAACATTATAATTAACAGTGAATATATTAATAGTGCCACTAACACTTGAAGCTATATTTAATACAGCTGTATCAATACGAGACATATTTAGAGTTCCCGATGGTTGATGTTCCTCAGGTTTTATAGCGAATGAATAAGAATTAATACCATTATTAAATATATTTGGGGTATTCTCATGATGTTGATAAGGTTGAACAAGATTAAAATAATTTCCTCGGCGTTCAGCAAAACGATCATTTCCATTTAATTGTATCTTAGCCATTGTTACAGGGTTCTTAGATATGGCATATTGATTGTCACCGTTGCGATCAGTGAAATTATTCCAATAAGGTGCAGCTACAGCATTAGAAGTAGTTGAAGTAAAATCAGGTTTTATAACCCAGATTAATTCTTTACAAGGATGATTGAAATTCATGCGAATACTTTTCATTGCATTATTGAGAGATGATGTTATAGTATCAGAACCAGTAAATTGTAATTGTTCTATTAAATATTCATGAGATAATTGAGCGAAACGGCGACGTTCATCCGTATCAAGGAAGATATAATCAACCCATAAGGCAGCAGTATTTAATTTTAAGTTAGATGCTGAACCACCTAATAATTTATTAACTGCGTTTGTTTGTGGAGTAGTCATTACTGCATTTCTAGCATCTGATGCTCCTGCTATTGAAGCAAAAGCACGGTCAGAATAATTATTATTCTGATCAACCATTTTATCAAGAGATTCAAATTCAATATTTATTTTAACTTCATGATATTGAAGAGCAATTAAAGGAAGAGCTAATCCAACATTACGGCAAAACCAAAATTCTAAAGGTACATATAATGAATAAGATTGCTTAGCTTCTAATAATATAGAACGATTAAATTTATCACCACCAACCATTAATTTATAGCCATCACGTTTTCCAGCAGGAAGTGAGAGTTCATTCCATATATATAACCATTCAGAATAATGTTTATCTATTCGCTGACCTCCAATTTCAAGTTCAATAGTTTTTAATAATTTTAATCCAAAATAAGGAACTAATGCTACGCCGTTATTAAAAGAAGTAGCTGTTGTAGCTACTGTAGCATTATCATTAAGTAAAGTTCCTACGAAATAGATACGATTTATTAAATCACCATTGCGAGTTATTTGACATGTTACACGAGAACCAAATGCAGAAGTTCCGTTAAAAGTTTGTTCTATCGCTTCTAATGCGAAATTAGTATGTCGGCGATATGCAACTTTGAAAAAAGTTATTTGAGGATTACCAGTTAAATAAACATCCTGAGCACCATAAGCAACAAGTTGAAGAAGACCACCACCCATTTATGCTATATTCTTTATACTATAATAGGAGAAAAAAAAAGTATATATATTTAATTTGAATATGCTAAACCTCCCATACCTGAAAGAATACGGAGAACATTATAATTAACAGCGTATATATTTACACTACCTGAAACACCTGATAATACTTTAAGGTCTAAAACTGCTGTATCAATACGAGACATATTTAAAGTTCCAGATGGTTGATGTTCTTCAGGTTTGAGGGCAAATGAATAAACATTAATGCCGCGATTTCTTGGGATATTAGTATGATGTTGATATGGTTGAACAAGATTGAAATAAGACCCATCACGAACATTAAAACGATCATTGCCATTTAATTGTAATAGACATTCTTTACATGGATTTCTGAAATAAGTATTAATATTAGCAACATCAAATGGTATAATATTATCAATAATAGTATTATTAAGAATTGTTGTATCAATATTTGCAGCAGCTGAGTTAACTAAATTTGATGTTATTAAATAATCATTTACAGCAAATGTTATATCAGGTAATTTATATAAATTATATGCGTTTGCATTATCTGTGATTGCTGATGTATAAGTATAATTATACCATTGAGATACAGGATTATGTATTTTAGGAACCCATATTAATTCTTTGCATGGATGATTAAAATTTAGTTTAACACGAGAACCTGAAGAATTTAAAGTTTCAGTTCCTGTAAATTGTAATTGTTCTATTAAATATTCATGAGATAATTGAGCGAATTTGCGGCGTTCATCAGTATCTAAATAAATATAATCAACCCATAATTTAGGATTTTGTAATGAAATAGTAGTTCCTGTTTCATTAGTAGCACCATCTGCACCTGTTTTTGTGAAAGTACAATTAGCAAAAGTTTCAAAATCAATCTTAATTTTAACTTCATGATATTGAAGAGCAATTAATGGAAGAGATAGACCAATATTGCGACAAAACCAGAATTCAAGGGGTATATATAAATAAGTTGTAGCATCTCCATTAGTAGCATAAACAGCATTATTTAATGCATCACAATCGGCACCAACCATAGTATCCCAAGCAAATCGTTTTCCAATTGGTAGGGAAAGTTCATTCCAGATATATAACCAATCAGAATAATGTTTATCTATTTGTTGTCCTCCAATTTCAATAGAAACTTGTTTTAATAATCGTAATCCTAAATAATTAACATAAGAATTAGTACTAGCTAAATTTTTAACTCCTACTTCTAAATAGGAGCGATGGATTAAATCACCATTGCGAGAAATTTGGCAATAGACGGTATTTCCATAATTGGGATTACCGCTAAAAGTTTGTTCTATGGCTTCCATAGCAAAATTAGTATGTCGGCGATATACAACTTTGAAAAAAGTTATTTGAGGATTACCAGTTAAATAAACATCCTGAGCACCATAAGCAACAAGTTGAAGAAGACCACCACCCATTTATGCTATATTCTTTATACTATAATAGGAGAAAAAAAAAGTATATATATTTAATTTGAATATGCTAAACCTCCCATACCTGAAAGAATACGAAGAACATTATAATTAACAGCGTATATATGTAATGTACTGTTTAATGGGTTATAATTAATTCCCGAACCATTACCTGTTGATTCTTCAAATTCTAAATTTAATACTGCTGTATCAATACGAGACATATTTAAAGTTCCTGATGGTTGATGTTCTTCAGGTTTGAGGGCAAATGAATAAACGTTAATACCAGCATTTGTTGGTATATTTTCGTGATGTTGATAAGGTTGAACTATATTAAAATATCGTCCAGGGCGCTGATAAAATCGGTCATTGCCATTTAATACTAATTTAGCTGTTTTAATAGGATTTGATGGTTCATTTATTGTTTTTAAATAATTATAATTAGTTTGAGATACTGCAGTATTAATAGCAGTCATACTAGTTAATGCAGTTGCAGTATTATCAGCTTTAGTTGTGAAATTAAACCAACTATTATTACTGTTAGTAGTATAATTATTTGCAGTAAACCATATTAATTCTTTACAGGGATGATTAAAATTTAATTTAGTTTTTTGTCCTAATATAGATGTTACTGCTTCTTCTCCTGTAAATTGTAATTGTTCAATTAAATATTCATGAGATAATTGGGCAAAACGACGGCGTTCATCAGTATCAAGAAAGATGTAATCAACCCATAATGAAGATGTGAAAGAACCTTGAGTAGTAGCACATTTAGCAGCAGTTTCAAAATTAATATTTATTTTTACTTCGTGATATTGTAGAGCAATTAAAGGTAAAGCTAAACCAATATTACGACAAAACCAGAATTCAAGAGGTATATATAAAGTTGTATTAACAGTAGCACCACCATAAGCACCAATCATTTCATTATATCCTGAACGTTTAGATATTGGTAAAGTTAATTCATTCCATACATATAACCAATAAGAATAATGTTTATCAATCTTTTGACCTCCAATTTCAATTTCAACATAATTAATTAAACGGAGACCATAATAATTAACAGCTCCAGAAACACCAGTTGGTTTAACTTGTAAATACATACGATTAATTAAATCTCCATTTCGTGATATTTGACATGTTACACGAGAACCATAAGTTGGATTTCCATTAAAAGTTTGTTCTATCGCTTCTAATGCGAAATTAGTATGTCGGCGATATGCAACTTTGAAAAAAGTTATTTGAGGATTACCAGTTAAATAAACATCCTGAGCACCATAAGCAACAAGTTGAAGAA